AAAGTATCAAGTAGACTTGAGCAATCTAAGTAAGGATGCTGTTAAGACTTTGATGGAGATGGGAATCAATGTTAAGAATGATTCTAAGAAACCTGACCAAGGCTTCTTCGTTACAGCTAAGAGCAAACTCTATCCTATTACTGCAGTAGATGAGGGTGGTAATCTTATCAAAGCTAAAGTTGCTAATGGTTCTAAAGCAGTAGCACTGATTAAACCTTACAAGTATAACTTCCAAGGTAAAGCAGGTGTTGGTGTTGGAGTATCCAAGCTGATTATCAAGGAGTTGATTGAGTACAAACCAGAAGGTGTTAACCTTGCTGACTTGGAAGAAGAAGCTCTTTAATGTTTAAAGCCCTGATTGATGGGGACATACTAGTCTATCGCATTGGCTTTAGTTCTGAAGAAGAACCAGAGTCAATAGCGTTAGCTAGATGTAGTGAGTTCTTAGAAGACATGCTGTTGTATAATAACTTTGAATCATATCAAGGTTACTTAACTGGTAAGAAGAACTTCAGGAATGAGATAGCAATCACTGCACCCTACAAAGGGAATAGAAAAGCTGCGAAGCCAAAGCATTATGAATTACTTAGAGAGTACATGCAAAAGTCCTGGGGATTTGTAATGATTGAGGATCAAGAAGCAGACGACGCTATTGGTATTGCTGCTTACGAGATGCAAGTTGGTGAGTATTGTATTTGTTCTATCGATAAAGATTTAGATATGCTCCGAGGAGACCACTTCAACTTTGTCAAGAACGAACACTACTTTATCAGTGAAGAAGAAGGCATTAAGAACTTTTATAAACAGATACTAATGGGAGACCGAGTTGACAATATCATCGGTATCAAAGGCATTGGAACAGTTAAAGCGGAAAGGCTACTCAAAGAATGCAAAAGCGAAAAGGAAATGTATCTTACTGTCTTGGAAGCTTACGACGGGAACGCAGAGAGGGTGCTGGAAAACGGAAGACTCCTCTGGATACGAAGGGAATCAAATCAGATGTGGACACCACCAAGTTAGTGGTACTGCATTGGGTTGATGCTGTGTCTGACGGTGGCTGGGAAGAAGATGAGAAGCCTGACATTCACCATGTAGTGACTGCTGGTTATGTTGTCTCAGAAACCAAGGATGCTATTTGTATTGCGTCTACTGTATCAGGTACGTTTACCAATGCTAGGATGCATATCCCTAAAGCATGGATTAAATCTAGAAAGGTAATTAAACTTGAAACCACAAAGCGCAAAAGCAAAGGGAAGAAAGTTACAGCAGTGGGTGAGGGATCAGATACTCCTACGATTCCCTACTCTCAGCATTGATGATGTACGTTCTACAAGCATGGGTGCAGGTGGGGAAGATGTACAACTCAGCACTGCAGCTCGTGAACTGGTCACTTATACAATTGAATGCAAGAACAGAAAAGCAATCGCAGTGTATAAGGACTATGAACAAGCGAAGACTCATGGATTAATAGAGCCGTTGGTTATTCTCAAACAGAATATGAGCAAGCCACTGGCTCTTGTAGATGCTCAGCACTTCTTAGATTTAGTGCAGAGGATTAAAGACTTACAACATCAGATAGATGTTTTACTTTTAGTGAAAGGTAAGAAATGAATTTTGATATAGGATTTCCATTAGTAATTATTGCTGTTCTAATCGGTTTCGGAGCATTAATTAATTCAGATATCAATCAAACAAATGCAAAACGTGATTGCCGTATCGAACTAATTAAGCAAACAAAGTTAGATACAGCTAATGTCTATTATATTTGCGGAGGTAAATAATGGCTACTAAGAAACAAGTAATTATTCGTGAATGGAAAACAGTAGGTGGACAAGAGAACTTTACTGTATTAGGATTAGGAAGTGACAATAAGATTTATTTCTGGAAAGATAAACAATGGAATGAACTCTAATGCCAAGTCATCTTATTATACCTGATGTACAAGTAAAACCAGGACATGATTACTCATTCCTTAAAGCGATTGGAAACTACATTGTTAAGAAGCGTCCTGATGTTATCGTTAATATTGGCGACTTTGCGGACATGCCAAGCTTATCGAGCTACGACAAAGGAAAGAAATCTTTTGAAGGAAGACGATATAAGCATGACGTTCAAGCAACACACGATGCAATGGACATCCTACTTAAACCCTTACGTGCGCTGCAAGAAAGGCAACGACGCAATAAAGAGAAGGTGTACAAGCCTCGTATGATTCTGACAATAGGTAACCATGAGCATCGTATCGATCGTGCAATAGAGAACGATTCAATGCTTGATGGGACTATCTCTATAGAGGACTTAAAGTATGCTGAAGCTGGCTGGGAAGTTATACCGTTTGAGCAGCCTATCATTATTGATGGTGTTTTATATGCCCATTATGTTACTGCAGGAGCACTTAATCGACCTGTTGGATCAGCCTCAGCGATTATCTCCAAGAAGCACCAGTCGTGTGTTGTGGGTCATCAACAAGGCAGACAAGTCGCTTACGCTATTAGAGCAGATGGCAAAACACTTACGGCTATTATAGCTGGTAGTTGTTACGAGCATGACGAAGGGTACATGGGTCCTCAAGGTAATCACTATTGGCGAGGTATCGTAGTGTTACATGAGGTGAACGATGGTTGTTTCGATGAGATGTTTGTGTCTCTAGACTTTCTTAAGAAGAGGTATCTATGAATAATCCAGTAGCAATGCCAGCGCATTATGGCTATGAATTATGTGGAGAACCTTTTACCTTAGAGAAATACTTTAAAGGATTGCAACAAGTAACAATGGCAGATGACAAAGATATGGTTAACTCTCCTGCACATTACACACAAGGAGACATAGAATGTATAGATGCTATTGCACAGGTAGTGAAAGATTTAGATGGAATGGACGCTATGTGTACTGGCAACGCTATCAAGTACCTATGGCGATGGAAGCACAAGAACGGGGTTGAAGATCTGAAGAAAGCAGTATGGTATCTGCAACGGATGATTGACAACAAAGACAAAGTATGTTAAAATATATGTTACTTAAACAGTTAAAGGAGATTGCAATGTTCGGTGAAGATAATAAGAAGGTAAAAGATAAAGTAAACTTTACTAAGTTCTTTCCTACAAACAATGCATTTGTGAATGTAGATGGTCAATTCAAAGATGCTAAGGATTGGTGGGTAGATGTTACATTTCAGACAGGCATTAAAGAAGTTACTCAGTTGTGGATCAGTGATTACAAACCACAAGAAACAATCAAGCAATTGAGATCATACATTGAAGCTGCTGAGAAGGCAATTAAGTTTGCTGAGAAGTGTATGTCTATGCAGCCAGCTAAAGTAACTGTGGCTAAGAAAACTACGAAGAAGAAATAAATCGTGGTTACTCTTACACTGCCAGAGTTAAAAGAACGGTTGAAGAGTTTAGATGAAGTTATACTTCTGGAGCTGCTTGATGTGGCTTCAGAAGATTTAGTTGAAACCTTCGGTGATATCATAGAAAATAATTATAACAGACTTCTTAAGGAAGTAGATTGGACGGAAGAAGAATGACAGCATACAACACACCCTTTAGTACAGTAGGGTACATTACCTATAAGCGTACCTATGCACGACGCTTAGACGAGACAAATCCTAACAGTGCAACAGAAGAGTTTCCTGACACAGTAGAACGTGTAATCAAGGCTGCTAATAGTCAGCTTGGTTGTAACTTCGATGCGTTAGAACAAGATCGTTTACGTAAGTATTTGATGGAACTTAAAGGTACAGTAGCTGGTCGATTCCTGTGGCAAATGGGAACAGATACAGTAGGTCGTTTAGGTTTAGCTAGTTTACAGAACTGTGCATTCACAGTAATCAATGACCCAGTACGTCCGTTCACCTGGGCAATGGATATGTTGATGTTAGGTTCTGGTGTTGGATATAATATTCAAAGGAAGAATGTTGAGAAATTACCTGAAGTCAATGCAGATTTTACTAGACCTACTCGTGTTGATTCCAATGACGCTGACTTTATTGTTCCTGATTCTCGTGAAGGATGGGTTCAGTTACTTGGCAAAACTCTTAAAGCTGCCTTCTTATCTGATAAAAAGAATACGTTCACATATTCAACAGTTCTGGTGCGTGGCAAGGGGTCTACCATTAAGGGATTTGGCGGTACTGCGTCTGGTCCTGAGGATTTATGTTGGGGAATTGAAAAGATTTCTGAGGTACTAGAGAAGAGAGCAGGTAAGAAGCTACGTCCAATTGATTGTCTTGATATCATGAACATCATTGGTGCTGTAGTTGTGGCAGGTAACGTGCGTCGTTCAGCACAAATTGCAATTGGAGATCCAGACGATGTTGAATACTTACTGGCAAAGCGTTGGGACATGGGTAACATCCCAAGTTGGAGAGCTATGTCTAATAATTCTGTTGTGTGTAATGACTTTAAGGATCTCCATGAGTATTTCTGGGATGGTTATGAGGGTAAAGGCGAGCCGTACGGTCTTATCAATCTTCGACTTTCTAGAAAAGTTGGTCGTCTTGGTGATACTAATTACCCTGATCCAGATGTAGAAGGATATAACCCTTGTGCTGAGCAATCACTTGCTGCGTATGAGACCTGTTGTTTAGCTGAGATTTATCTACCTAACATTGAATCTAAGGAGCAGTTACTAGATGTGGCAAAATTATTGTATCGAGTTAATAAGCATAGTCTTAGCCTTCCTTGTCACTTGGGAGAAACAGAACACATTGTTCACAAGAATATGCGTATGGGTATTGGTGTTACTGGTGTGCTCCAAGCCACTGATGAGCAGCGCAGTTGGTTAGAAGAGACATACGTTAAGTTGCGTGAGTTCGATAAAACTTACTCAGCATCGCATGGTTTCCCTGAGTCTATTAAGTTGACTACAGTTAAGCCAAGTGGTACGTTGTCCTTGTTACCAGGTGTTACTTCAGGTTGTCATC